TTATTAGATCTTCGTTTACGTAGTAAATGGAATTATTTGTATCTATTATACAGTCGTTAAGAACTCCTGAGTAATAAATTATATTTTGGAATGTTTCGTTATCTGAAATGTAAGTATACTCTACAACTTCTGGTGGACTATAGCTTGCCATAATCATTTGTCCTTCGTCGATTAAATAACCAGCAGAAGGATCTAAAGTTGGATAGTCTATGTTCCAACATTTATAACTCCAGTTGCCTGGAGGAAAGAGTTCTAAGATTCCATTTAGTGGATCATCGGGTGAATCTGGTTCTACTACTTGGATATTAAACTGTACGAATCTAGAATTACGTTTTATAATTTCAGGCATTACATAAATCCAATGATTAGTATAAAGACTCTTAAAACCGATTAAAAAATAATCACCAAAGTTTCTTACACTGTTATCTATAGTATCAGCATAAATTGCAAATTGGTTGTTAACTCCTACACTTAAATTTATCATTATGTACTAAGTAATATGTAATATGTAGATCCTTGAATTGTTATTGGTAATCTTCTATTAAAAGTATATGTACCGCTTTGTATTAAAGAACTTAACAATACAATTTCTGTAGAATTATCTCCGTTAGAAAGTACCAAAGCTCCGGTCATTCCAGCAGTACCTCCAGTACATCCTAAAATGGTATTATTAGATCCTGAAGTAATATTATATCCGGATCTATAACCTAAAGCAAGGTTTCTATTATTTCCAGTACTTCCTGTTGCTATGCCTAAATTATAAAGAGATTCTTCACCAATAGCAATATTATTATCGGATCTGAATTCGAGATTGTATAAAGCATTTTTTCCAATAGCAACACAATCACTTCCTGTTGCTCCTAAATTTGGTTTTCCACCTACTGCATTAGTACCTATTATTACTGAAGAATCTGTAGTTTTTTGATTTGCATTTGTGTTAGTACCTATATAAGTTCCCCTAGCTGCATTTGCATATTTATTAGCATTTGTTCCAATTGTTGTAGAATAATTATAGTTATGACCTGTATAATTTGCACTTACTCCAATTGCTACATGCCCTTGTTGGGGACTTAATTCAAACCCAGGTTTAGCTAAGGAAAATAAAGAATAACTACCTACTGCAGTATTACCATATATTGTGGAAACTGCTAAAGTAGAAGGCATAGATCCTAATGCAGTATCATCCATATCTAAAGCAGTATTTTCATATTCTGGTTGGGTAGGTTGTGCTGATCTTGCACCACGTCCAGATTGACCAGATGTTCCAGAACTTCCTCCATCACTACCAGAACTTCCCGATGATCCAGAGGAACTACTAATTCCGCTGTTTCCCGAACTTCCAGTTTGTCCTGATGTACCAGAACTTCCGCTAATACCCGAACTTCCAGTATTTCCAGCAGTTCCTGAAGTGCCACTAGTTCCGTCTGGTCCTTTACTTATTACAGATACACTTCCTGTATCGTCCATAAGTCTTAATAGGTTATCAGATCCAAGGTACACCGAACCATACCCAGTAGCAGGTACTCCTAAACCAGATGTTCCACTAGTAGAAATTAAAACTTGTCCGTTACCTTCTAAAATTATCTGTCCACTCATATTATGTACTTAGCATTAAGTAATAAGTTGTACTTCCAATTTTAATTGGAATTCTTCTATTAGATGTGTACGTTCCTGTTTGTAAAGCAGAATTGTTTATAACAATTTCGGTTGATGCATTTCCATTTGCTAAAACAATAGTACCCGTCATACCAGCAGTTCCTCCTGTTGCACCAATTATTAAATTATTAGAACCAGTAGCAATTGCATCACCAGCAGCAAATCCTAAAGCAATATTATTATTATTTCCCGTACCTCCAATTGTTCCACTAGGAATATCTCCTAAATTACTTAATGAACTTAAACCAATTGCAATATTATTAGAACTTAAACCCCCTAGTTCTCGTAAAGAAAAATCACCAATAGCAATATTACTATTAATACCTGTACCTCCGGTAGTATGTGTTGCTGCTGACGAAAAAGTAGCTAAACCGATCCCAATATTAGAATCCCCGGAAGCTAAATTATCCCCAGATCTTGCTCCTACAAAAATATTATTATCTCCACTAACTAACCTAAATAAAGATTGATATCCTATACTTATTGAATCATTACCATTATAACCTAATAAAGAATCTACTCCAGCACTTATATTTCCTGATCCTGTAGTAAGAGTATATTGAGAATTTGTTCCAATAGCAATATTATTAGCTGCAGTGGCACCAATATTAAATAAAGCACTATTATCAAAAGAAATAGCTAAATTACCCGTTGCACCTACAGCACCTATACCCGTAGTTCCTGAACTACCAGAACTACCAGATTGACCAGAACTACCAGATGATCCTGAACTACCAGATGATCCTGAACTACCTATTGCTCCGTTTGCTCCAGAACTACCCGAGCTACCTGAAGATCCTGAAGTTCCTGAGCTACCACCTCCTGGTGAGGTACCTGAGGTACCATTACTTCCTGCAAGTCCACTAGTAGATAAAATAGTAATAGCGCCAGTATCATTTTTTAAACGCAACTGTTTATCAGTGCCGTAATAAAGTGATCCATATCCAGTTCCGGGGGTTGTAAGTCCAGATGTGCCACTTGTCGAAAAAAGTATTTGACCACCCGTTGCACCTAATTTTAATGTTCCTGACATAATTGTGAGTTAATATACATGAGTATGTATCTGCTGAAAACTGACATAAAAAAAGGTCAGAAAAATTCTGACCCTTAAAACTATCCGGACGTCCAGATGTTTTGGAATTAAGTGAGGTTGCCCTCACGAAAATTATGCTGCTACGAAAGTAACGTCACCTGCAAATGTGGTTGCTGGTGTAGATTGTACTTCATAAGCCATTTCTGGTTCTTGAGCGGTAAGCGTTAGTGTGTATCCGTTAAGATCACCAACTGCTGTTCCTGATACAGAAGTACCTGCAGAAACTACTGCACCTCTTGTAAGACCCATTAACCAATATTTTCCGTTGTTATCTTCGAAAATAACTTTAAGATTTCTGTTGCGAGCTATTAAAAGAATTTGATTTCTTTTTTCGGCTTCCATTTTTTGAAGATTTAGTGTGAACGCTTGTTCGAAGAAAGCTGTTCCGTTCTCGTTGGAGATATTAAAAGTCTCTGTGAATGATCCTACGTTTTTAGCGATTTCGAATTCATACATTGTACCTGTTCCTCCAGTTGCAGCAGTAATCAAAGATTGACTACCAGTTGCAGAAGAAACGGTTAGAGTACCAAAATTAACATCAGAACCAATGTAAACGCTACCACTAACACCACCGATACTATCGATGCAGTCTAAAGGAATACCGTATGTTAAATTACATGCCATGGTTGTTGTTTATTATTTTTTTAATAAGAGTGTGACCAATACGATCACACTCTTTTATTATTGTGTAGATTAAGCTACTGTTGAGATGAACTGGTTAGCAATTGCTGCAGTTCCCATTCTCCATGCTGCCAAGAATTTAACATCATCTTGAGAAGGATCGTAGTAGAATCTAAATCTATCTTGATCATTGTTAAGACCAGTACCGAAGAAAGCGTATTTCTTAGGGCCTAAGATTACAGTAGGAACTGCTGGAGATCCTAGATCTACGATTCCAGGAGCTGCAAATACCTTGATGTTTGTACCAGGGAAGATGAAGCTGTTTTCTGGAGATCCAGATACGTTAGAGATGTTAGGGTATTGTAACAAGATAGAGTTACCTTTAGCTTGTAGAGCTTGTACTAACTTAGAATAAGTAGCATAAGACACATAGCAAATAAGGTCATCTTCTTGTAAAACTGCTGGATTTTCGTCAGCTAATTTATCTACTAATTTGAAAAAACCAGCATAAGCTGTAGTAGCAGATGTGAAATCAGAAGCTGCAGAAACGCCAGAGATAGCACCAGCAGTTACTGAAGTTTGGTCGATAAGACCATCTAAAGATCCACCGTCACCAGCCCAAATTGTCGATTCTATGTACTTGTTAATTTCTCTAACCTTTAGGTCAGCGATTTGTTGTTCAAACACTGGGGTTTCGTTTGCATAAGCAGAAGCGCTCATTACAGAAGAGATCCAGTATTCTCTAAGTGTTTCCACACACATTACTTCTTTTAATTGCTTAGTAGCAACTACTAGATCTTGTTGTGTAAAGATTGTGGTATTACCACTTGCGCCTGTAAAGCCGCAAGAGTAATCCTGAACAGCTACACCAGCACCTAAGATGTTGATTGCTGTAGTTCCTGCAGTTAGATTTGGTCTAATTGTTAGGTTTTGTACGGTTTGTGGTTTTAGGACCGCGCGGATGATCAAGTCTGTTGAAAGCTGATCGGTATACGGGGTTAAGCCTGCTACGTTAAATGACATAGTTGTATAGTTTTATTATTTTTTTATAAAGAATTTTTAAGTTCTTTGAATCTGTCTACAATATCTGTAGATTGACCGAATTCCATTTTAGAATCGTTAATAGTTGTAATCTTGCCAGCTGCTGGTGCTTTTGCAAATTTTGCATAAGACTCTTCCATTTTAGCCATTTTAGATTTCATGTCTGCCATTTCAGTTACTAATGGTTCCATAGCCATCATTACCTTTTTCATAGCTTCTTCAATCTTCTCTTCGATGATTTCTTTAAGCTTTTCTTCTACAGGTTTTTCTTCTGCAGGGATTTCTGACTTTTCTTCTTCTTCCATTTTTACTTTTTTAGCTTCTTCTTCAACTACCTTTTCTACGTCTTCTGCTGCTTCAAGTGGCTTCAAAGAAACGATAGCACCAGATTCGTCAACTAAGACTACTGTACCATCTTCTAAAGTATGTTCACCTGTTGGTGCTGGAGATTTGCTACCGTCTTCTGCTACTACTACTAGTGCAGCACCTGGTACAAATTCTTCCGCCTCAACTACAGTTCCATCCTTTAGCTTTGCTGTTGCCAACTTAACTTGCAACCCAAGAACGACACGGATTTGATTAAGTTTGTTTTTGTAATTCATGCGATTGTTTTATTTTGATTTACGTCCATGAATATGTCTTTTTGGTATATGACATTTCCCTAGTCCGATTTTATGATTGTAATATTGACATAATAGATTCTACTAAGTCTTTTTCACTTTTAATTTGTTCGTAATCTACCTTATCTATAAAATTACCTTCTATAGAAAATCCTTGGTATTTGCCTTCTTTAACCATTGCCCAAACCTTAGGATCTGTTACTTTCATTTTAACCATCCAGGTTCCTATAGGCACACCTAATTTATAAACTGAATTAGCTTTGTCCGAATCATCTTCTGTAAGCCAGGATTCAAAAACAAAACTACCACCATGAACTTGTTCGTTGTGATCTAGGTTAGTAGCACCAAGTCTAGTTTCACGCATAAATTTCTCTTGGATCTTAGCAATTGTTTCTTTAGAAAACTTAACGTAATAAGTCTCGCCAGTTTCTTCGTCTCTTCTAAGGATTTCCATATCTGGTACCATTGCTGGTCCTACTAGAATCTGTTGGTCTTTTTCAACTGCAAATGCTAGTTTACTCATGGCTTCAGAATGCTTAGGATGTGATTTAGGTAACAAGTCATTATCTTGTGTGTAGTCTTTATCAGATGGTGCAGATCCAGATAGGATTTTTAAGAAAGCATTTACTCTGCCCATTGCCCATTGGTTACGCCCCATGCCTTTACGACCAGGGGTTCCTACTGAATAAGCACCTGCACCTCTACGCCAAACTGCTTTAAGCATACCAAGATCTGCCTTTTGGCTATCTTGTGGGTTCTTTTCGTTGTGCTCTTTAATCTTATCTTTTAATGTAGTCTCTACTTCTTGCGATACCTCTATACCACCTCTACTTGTTTTAGTGTCTCCGGGTTCATTTTTTTCTGAACCAGTTCTACCTCTTTCCTCTTTTGGTATTCTTGCTATAGGTCTTTCAGCAAACGCTTGTGCTTTAACAGGTACGCAATTTGGTGTACCATCGTCTTTTAAACCTATTGCTTCGTAACCTTCCCAACATGGATTAGGCTCTATAAATTCTTCTTCTTCTAAAATAGGTCCGCCACCGATCCAAGCATCGCAAGTTCTTGCTGCTGCACATTTAAAATCAAATGCTTCGCAATAACCTAATTCTCCTGCAGTAATTGCGTCGTAAGGATCTGCGGGGGCATCCTCACCGATTCCTGCAGCAATGCAAGCAAGCATTGGTTTAGTGCGAACAAAAAATCCACAGTTACCACAAATTGCACTTTTAGCATCTTTTACAGTCGTATTAAATTTATCTGCTTTTGCTTGCCAATATTCCTCGTTAGGTTCACCAGGATTTAGTGGTCCGTAATTAGCTTGTTCTATTGCATCCTGTCTATTAGCAAGATTTAGAGCTATATCTACTGTTGCTTCTGGACATCCATATTCGTTAAACTTAGCTAGTTTTTTCTTCTTAGGAGTTTGTTCTACGTAGGGGGGTAAACCAGAAGTATCGTAACTCATTTTTTCACGGATGCTTTCTAATTTGTTACTTGCCCATTCTATTCCTGCTGTTCCACCCCATGCATCCCACATAAGTTTACCACAACCTTCAGAATAAGGAGTATCTGCATTTTGTGCATGTCTAGCAAAACTTGCCATACGTGCTATGGTTTCTTCAGAAATAGCTTCTCTGTTTGCTAACTGGTTTGCTCTTGCTTTACCAATTGGTGTTCCGCAATCACCCCAACCATTTTCTTCTGCCCATGCCAGTGCTCTTTTAGCTGCTTCAGTAGCAGATTCTGGATAGTCAGTATAGGATTCAAATTCCATATCTTTAGAAAATTCTTGCTCGTACATAGAAATGCAAACCGCAACTGCTTGGTCTTGTTCCTTACCTTCGTCTATTAGAACTGGAACGCATCTACCCATAAAATCAGATTGTGATTCTCCTGCAGTAGGTTTTACAAATTCTTGATTTCGCATGTAAACGAAATACTTTTCGATAGCTGGTTGGTCTACGAGCGCAATTGAAGAAACGCCAGATTCTTCAAGCTCTTCCATTACCTCCAGTTCTATAACACGCTTTTCTTTATTTTTATTTTCCATATTAGAATTTATATATGTGAGTATGGTTTTTTAGATTTTTGCCAAATCCATTAACTTCTTATCTGCTTCTTGTTGTGAAGTCATGTCAGAAGCAACCACGTATGTCTTAATGATTGGGTTTTGTTGTGCTGCCATAATACCTTGTAAAGCGTCCATAGTTGCAACCATTCCACCTTGCTCATACTTTCTATTGCCAGCAGAATTAATTGCCGTTAAGAGTGGTAAGAATGACTCTGTGGACCTTTTATTAATAACATACTCACCGCCTTCTAGTTCTCCAAATCTTGTTTTAATACCTCCTTGTGCATGAGATGGTCCGTCTAGTAAACCTCCATTTGCAAAAGTAGATCCAACTGCTGGTGTTGCAGCTGCTCCGCCGCTATCTCCAGTAGGTGCTTCAAATTGTTGTTTTTTAATTTTATTAATATTAATAGCTGTTGCTGCTATTAATGCTGCAGCATTTATACCTTTTACGATCCAATCGAATGGAGAAGGTATAACAGAAGGTGCAGCTAAAATATTAATAATACCCGATGCGCCAGTCATAATTGCAGAAGCAATTTGGTATTTCTTTCTTTTTTCAAATGCCTCTTTAGAAGTTTTAGCTTCTTCGTCTAGTGCAGATGCAAGTACATCGGTTAAACCTTTAACAGCATCTATAGTAGCAGAAACTGCTTGTAAAGTAGCTCTAGTACGATCCTGTTGTGTTTGTTTAATTTGATCTGCAGTTTTCTTACTAGCTTCAACGTCTAAAGTATTATACCTGTCACGAATTTGTTTTTTAGCTTCTTCGTCATTTTCAACGGCTTTTAATTCTTCTGCCATTGCTTGATCGCGTTTTTCTTTTTCTAAAGCAGCAGCAGCATTAATTACATTAATTCTGTTTTCGTAAAATGCTTTAGTGCCTTCTAAAAGATTTTGACCAAGTGCTTCTTGTATTTCTAAATCTGATTCTAGATCTTTAATTCTTTTCTCTCTAGCATCCTTTTCAGCATCTTCTTTTTTCTTAATTGCGTCTTGTGTACTTTTAACACTTTGGGCATTTAGTTGTTCTTGAACTTGTAAGATTTGGTTACCATAATTCTTTTCAATATCAAGTTTGCGTTTAAGATATTCTTCAGGACTAATTTTACCTTCAAACTCTTTAAGCTTATTAAGTTCTTGTGCTTGCTGACTTTCAAGATTTGCTAAACGATCTTTAGCTGCTTGTTCTTCTTTTTGTTTTTTCTTTTCGTTGTACTGATCAATAGTTAATGTACCGGCATTTAATTGCTTAATTAACTCTTGATCTTCTTTAATTGCATTTTGTCTTTTTAACTTTTCAGCTTCGTCAAAACCTTTTTGTAAGGTTGCTAATTGGGTTTCATATTTTTTCTGTTCAGTATCCTGAACTTTTTTAATATCACTTTCTCCTTCTTTAGTGTTAGCTTCTTTTTGTTGCTCTCTAAATAATTCTAATTGTGCTGCAGTTTTTTTCTGACCTTTTTCCTCTAATGCTAATTTTTTATCCTGTAATTCTTTTAATCTAACAAGATCTGTATTGTCTTTACGTTTTTCTAGTTCTATTTGTGCGTCAAGATCTGCAATTTGTTGTTGACGTACTTTATCTGCTGCTGCTTTAGCTGCATCTGCTTTAGATTTAGCATCTGAAGCTGCTTGAGTATCTAAAGCTTTTAATTGGGTTTGTGTTTTCTTACCAATTTTTGCTTGTTCTGCACCAATTTCTTCTACTTTCGCAACATAACCGTAAAGAGAATTTAATTTTTCTTGATTTAAAGACTTAAATTCTGCTGCTTCTATAGCAAAACTTTCTAATGCTGCTGCATCATACTTACGAATTTCCTTAATACGTGCTTCACTTAATCCTTGATCTCTAGCAATCTGTTCTGCAGCTAAACGGGCATAAGCAAGTTGTCTTTGTTTATTTTTTTCTGCAACTTGTTCTTCGATTTTTTCTGCATCTAATAATGCTTGTTTACGTTTTTCAATAGGAACAGTAGCATCACCAGCAATTTCTCTAGCTTCTTGTAATTGTCTATTTGCTTTAGCTTGTGTTAATTCAAACGCTGCAGTAGAATCATCTAATTGATCTAAAGCTTCGGTCATTTCTACAACACCTGTTGCTGCTTCATCAGATCCACCTATAAGTCCAGTAATAACATTAGTTACTTTTTCAAGACCTAACGCAACTCCATCTAATATAAAGACAAGAGGTTTTAAAATAACGTTGGCAAGTTTACCTACTGTGTTAGACCAAATGGCAAAGATCTTATTCAGTGGTTCCATTACGCCTTCCATCTGACTAAACTTCTGAATTAACTGAGCTGCAAGAGTTGCAATTAATCCAAACACAGATGTTTTTAACGCCATGTTAAATGACGAGAAAATCGATTGCGCACCTTTTATAGATTGACCAAGTCCTCCTAAAACCCCTGGTGCTTTACTTAAAGAAGTTAAAAATCCTTCGCTGCGTTGTTGTGCATCTACGTAAGATTTTTCTAATTTTTTAACCTCTGCCTGGGTGTCTTTATAAGCTTTAGAATTAATCGGTTGATTTTCTAATTTGTCTTTTAAAGATTTTATTTTTTCCTCAAACTCGCTAAAAGTTTTAATAGTGGTATCGACTCCATTAACTTTTAACGTATAACTTAGTTCTTTTGCCATTTCATTTAATTATTTTTATAAACATCCACTATCTAATGTGCCGTTAAAACTTACATAACTTCTAGATTGATAAGGATCTGGTAATAGGAATGATGAGAATGTTACTGAGTCAAGTGAACAATCTGCTCCTTCAATTGGATTTGGACTAAAGTCACTAGCTAAAACCGTATTATAAGCGTTAGCAAAACAAGAAGAACCTAATGTTTTTGCCACATCATAATAGTAATAATAACCAGGTGTTCCGTAAAAGTTTTGTATTGCTACTTCACTACCTATTGTTGTTAATTCTAAAACTTGTGTCCATGTACTATTATCTGGAGATTGGTATAAAGTAAGCGAACCATTTCTATCTACCATACCATTCATTCTTACCTCTATTGTATAATAAGAAGGTGATGGTGGTGGAGGTGTTGGTGGTGTTGGAGGTCCGCCACAAGCAACTCCTAAACTAACAACAGTAAAGTTTGCAATATCTATTAAAGGAAATCCAGGTAAAAGTGTAGTAGTGTTTATACAATTAGTTAAAGTTACATTACCTGTACTTGAAATAAATTGGTATTCAGTTTCTGCAGTTGTACAGTTATAGTATTTTATGTAACCGGTATCAGTCACATTAATTACTACATCCTCTTTACAATCTTCTTCTGGAGGAGTAGGAGGTGGCGGTGGTGGAGGTGGTGGTGGGGGCGCCTCTCCACATGGATGAGAATCAATAGGAATTGTAAGTGTACTTACGCACACACCAGTAGAGGTTACTGTTATTTGTGTGGCAGTAGTATCTGCATTCACTACGTAATTTGCCAATAAAGAAGTACGCGGAATACCACTTGCTAATACACCCGATACATTATCTGAGATTGTAAAGGGTCCAGCATCTGTTCCTATCGAACTTAAATTTATGTTAACTGCTATCGTAGGCATATTTTATTTTTTATGAAGAACATGGGAACGTCTGTGTTAAATCAGTTCCTGATATTGTAAATGGTGTACCGTATATTGCGCAAACTGAACCATAAGGAGGTATTGTTTCTGCAGAATGATTAATTCCGTCGCAATCTTCCCAATCCCCTACCCAATCAAAAGTTTGGTAATTAAAATACTGGAAGCAAGAAGTAGAACAAACGAACGTACCTTGCCACGCATCTGAGATAGGAGATGATGGACTTGCAGGTCCTGCTTCTACTAGTAGATACATGTCATTAGTATAAGGAACTCCTAGTGCACCACTATTAGGTGTACTTAACGAAGCGCCCCAAGGTCCTGGATAAGTTGCAGTACCAACCCAACCAGATGTTGCAAGTAAACCAGTAGAATTGTATAGACTAAATCTATTTGGTCTATCTAAAGCAACCCAATTGAAAGTTATATTTCCAGCATCTAAATCGTTACAGATAAAGTAATTTTCGTAAATGTGATAATCATTACCAGCATAAGTTCCAGAAACAAAATCATTACACTCATAACAGAAACCTCCAGTGCCACCCGTACAGTTACCGTTTATAAATACTTGGGTATCTTCGTCTATTCTTGCAACACCTGCATCGTAAATGTAAAGTGGATCACAACATACTTCTATATTGTTATCATAAACATAAACAGAATTACCGCCTGTGCCTCCTGTAATATTACAAGATGGAGTTGTACATTTCCAAGCAGTTCCGCCACTTAATCCGCAGTCGTAAATAGTACCAGTTAAGTTTACTGAGAATCTGTATTCTGTACCACCTGTGCTTGGACTTGTAGGAGCGTAAGTATAAGTACTAAATCTAACTGTACCTTGAGAATTTATAGTTGCTCCACCTTCTAATTTAGTAGCAAATGTACCAGTGTCATGCGAAGCACCATAAACTAATGTGCCTTTTACGTATGTGCCTGGTGAAATTGGTCCAGTATAATTAAATGGAGTATTTGCAGGAATTGTAACTAAATCTTTAGTGCTTTCAGGCATATAACTAATACCATCAAAAGAACGTGTTATTGCAAAAGCCCCAGTTCCATTTACATTAGAATTAAAATCAAAAAATACATCGAGCGTTTCATTTGCACAAGGTTCACAAGATCCAGGATCGCCAGTAGCATTTACTGATCCAGTTCCACCGGTAACACTTACTGCTGCTAAACCATTATAATACCAACCATTTGGAACTGGTGTTCCAGACTGATTAGAAAATAAAACAGTAGCAGTATTTAAGTCGTCCGAATCTGCAAAGAAATTATAATTAGTAGCATTAACACAACAAGATGCTTCACATAAGGTTGCTCCAGTACATCCAACGTAAGAAGTTAGATCGTAAATTAAACAGTTGCAAATGCTGCAAGATCCTGATTGTGTTCGCAAACCATTGTTAATAAAAACATAGTTAGTGTTATCATAAGCGTACCAACCGTTAGGAGGAAAAGCAGAACCTGTAGAGTTAGCATAAAACACTGTGTTGTTATACCAAGTTGCAGGATTATTATCTTGCATCCAAAATTCCCCAGTTGCACCTTGGCAGCAACATGCTAAACATGCATCACCAGTTGCTCCGTAGTAACAAAGTTCTAGTGGATCTAATTCTGGAATACACACACAAAGAGCAGGACTAACGTCTATTGTATCAATAACAGTAACTACAGAATTTGAACTTACTGTATAAACTAAAGTACCATCTGAATAATAACCAGCTGGTGCAAATATTGATCCTGAAGGATTTAAAAAGAATCTAGTACCAACTACAATATTATCAGGATCAGCAACAAAAACTGCAGTTATTGGACTAAATTCCTGACAACATACTGCGTTGCAAATAGATTCTGACGAATAACAAATACCATCTACTATTTGATTTGGTGCTGAAATTGCTAAATCAATATTACTAATTTTATAAAGTACTACTTTACATGCACTTGCTTCTCCTATTACATAATCATTAATGGAATTAACTAAATAGTAAGCATCTTTAATCCAAATCTTGTCGTTAAATCTAAGATCTACAATATCAGAATAGTCTAAAACAAATTCTCCTTCGAAAATATAAGCATAATCTTTAATTTGTTGTGGCTTTCCGTCTGTTCCAGTTACCGTTATAATTTGTCCATAAGTTGCATCGTACCAATCTCCCCAAAATCTTTCAAAAACGGTAGGAATAGTATCTCCTGAAGGATTTCCAGGAAGACTAGTATCCCAGTTAACTGTAGAATTATTCCAGTCTAATAAAAAGTTATTTTTTGTCCAAGGATTAGGATAATAAGAACTCATTAAAGGAACTTTGGTTTGCTCTATTGCAGCACCCGTATCATCTTGTAAATACCAAGATTTAGAAACATTAGTTCCTGGTCCACTTGCTCCACATAATTGATTATACCAAGCAAGTCTTAATTTAGGTTGTATAGGTTCACGTTTAGTAGGTCCATCGTTAACAGGTGTATTTTTTGCAATGTGTGGAATTAAAAAGGTTTCTGCTGCAAGTACATCCTGTGAGGATGCCCCCGCGCCATAACCAATCGGTGCTAGCGGTAAGGTTGCAAAAATTCCTTGTACATCTTTAGTACCTTTAATAATTTCTATTCCTGAATCTAAATTTAATTGACCATAAATTTGTTTTTTTGCCTGTTGGTAATTATAGTTTACGTAATCTGAATCTTCTTGATCTTTATAGGTTACAAAACGCGGTTGTGATTGAAATAAAGGCGTTAACTTGTAATCTTTTTTATCGTTTAATTTATCTGTCCAGTCTTTAGTTGTACCCTGTCTAATCCAATCTGTCCAAGGAGTAATTATAAAATGTTTAGGTTTTGTTTTACTAGGTTCCCATACAAATTTCCATCTTTCATTTATTGAACGTATAAAATCAATTTGCTTTATATTGTCTGGTAAAATTGTTTTAACATTAAAAAGACCTTGTGGAGTTTGTGTTGTGTTAATTTTTAAATCATAAAATTCTACTGAAGCGGATCCAAAAGGTACACCAACAACATTACCATAAAACTGAATTGTATCTCCGGCAGCAAAAGTGAAAACCGCAGAAGCAGTTATATTTCCACTTAGGCTAGAATATGTGAAAAAATCTACACCAGAAGCATAACTTGAACCACCACCTACAGTAGAAAGAGAAAAAATAAACACTTCTGATCCAGTAGGAGTATAGTTAGGATCCCAATCATAACCAGCAGTAAATGTAAATTCATAAGTACCAGGAACAGATATTGTAAAAACCTGAGTACCCACGTTAAAATTATTTGCAAAATCAAATGCCGGGAATAGGTAACCTATTCTTTGTGCATAATTCGTGTATTGATAAAACCTGTTAGCAACTAGTCGTGCATTAACATTTTCTACTGACCCTCCGGTAGTTCCAGTACTTCCTGTAAATCCTGATTCGTACAAAGTTGCTCTTGCAAATTTATCTGAAATAATATATAAATCTTTAAATTCGTCTGCATATTTAGAAACACCCGTTGCGCCAGTAGGACCCATCCAATCTACCCCTTGAATGTATTCTGATTCGTATGTGTATTCTGTACGTTCAAAAATAGCATCCCAAACTGCTTTTAATCTTAAAGCCGGTTTCATTTGTCCTTGAAACAAAGGAAAATTAGGATTACAAAATGGTTTAGAACCCGTTGAACCTGCACTTCCTGTAGTTGCCATTGTTGGAATAGTAGGAACACTAGAAACACCGGATCCAGTATAATTGTAACCCCATTCACATAAAGGATAAACTATATCGCCCTCCCGTCCTCCTGTTCCCCCAAATCCTTGTTTCCAAGAAAGTATAATGTTATTGTAGTTTAATTCGTGGTCATATTTACCAAGATTTAAATCCGTTAAAAATCCACCCTGATTTTCACCGGTTGCGCCAGCTGGACTTAAACCTATTTGGGTAGCAAAGTCAGAAACTTCACTTATAAATAAAATCTCATATTCAATTTTACTTGTTGCATCTGCACGATACACATTCATTAATTGAATAATTCCCGTCATCCAAAGTTGACCTTCGTTATTAATATAAGCTTGTACTTTTACGGCAGGATCAAATAGTGTTTGGTTAACATTAAATGCCTGTTTAAAAAACTTACCATTAGCAGATGAATGTGGTATTCTAAATGTTTGGGAATAAGAAGCAGCAGTAATAGTTGGATCCATTACATCTTGAGCTCTTAAATTCATTTTAATAGGATCTGTATCGTACAGATCTAAAAGAACCCATGCATTAGGATCATTTATATCATCATATCTTCTAACAAATAACTGCGGTAACGCTTTCATATTAAATATTTTGCATTGACTGTTCTGTGCTGAATTCTAGTACAAAATTAGCGGTATACAGTTTAACTTGTTTTATGGTTTTAACTGTGTAAGATTGTTCACTTACTTTACATGTAAACGGAAAATCTTCTTGTCCAATATACACCCAAGTCTGCGAACTTTTTACAATTCCTTTTAAAAACTCTACTTCTTCTTGTGTTAAAAAATCAGAAGTAATTTGCCACTTGGTCCTTATTGCTCTATTATACTGGCGTGTTCCGCCCTTTAACCAATTCTGTGTTGTATCGTCACTTAGGACTACTGGCGTAGTACCGCTCCAATCAACTTCAGTTTGGTAGAAAGTTTGTCCAGTAGCATTTATAGTTTCTTCTGCTTTCATTTCAAAGTTCCAGTAATCTCTACCACCTAATGAATTTAACCAGCAAACTCTTGCTCTTGGGTATAAATAAGAAGTACAATCTTCAACAATATTAATAGTTAATAATTCAGAAACTGGAACAGTAGGTGCACTAGCAGCAGTACATCCGGCACTAAATGTTACATTATTAAAAAGTTGTACCGTGTAAGAAGCTGGCACCTGCCCAAGTGATGTCCATTGTCCTATATCTTCTAGATCTTTAGGACCAACTCTTAGAGATAAAAATTCTTGATTGTTAACATTAGAGTAAGATCCTGTTCCTCCAGTAGCAATAGAACCACTGCAAGTAGCACGGGGTCCGCCACCTTCTGTTTCTGAATTTGAAACAAAACCATTTCCAATATTTGCTCCTGTAGCAGAATAAAAAGTAAACCAAGCAACTTTAGGTGCAGTGCTTTGTAATAAACTTCCTGCTGAATATGTTTCGTATACCGGATTTCGGTTTAAAAAAGTAACAGTGTAACGATCATAAGCTAAAGCTTCTGCACTAATATTAAGAGAGGGAGCAGCAGAAGTAGTTTGCCATGCACCTCCGGTTGTAGATCTTGGATATTCAGAAAGAAAAAGCCCAGGACCACCGCAAGTAGTAGACGGAAAAACTGTATCATTTTTTAGAACATAAGGTGCCATGTAACCAAATATCTTGTAGTAATCTCCGTAATTAATTACAGGTGGATCGACTCCAAAAGGTGGCATTTGCGCTTGTAAATGCTCTTGTTGTTCTCTCCAATCTAATGAAGCAGGTAAAACGATAACAGGAAGTACATCGCTATTATCTTCAGGATCCATTACATCGTAAAAAGTTTGTGCTCCTAAGGGATAAGCGGGACTACCTGAAGTTACGTTTTGTATACCATCATAAGTTATTACATCTGCACCAGCAGCAGAACGGTATTGTTCTCCTCCAAATAATTTAATATTACATACAGCATTCGTACCCATCTTAAATGGTGTACTTGTAGGCACGCCTACTTCATTAGCAAAATCTCCTATTTCTAAAAACGGATCTACCATAGAACTTACATCGATCATACCTACTCCAGAAGGATTAGGTCTTTGGATAAAACGATTTATGTAAACGCTATCGATATACAGATCAAAAACATAATTAAAATCTATTTGTGTTGTCTTATCAGAAGTCACCGACCAAATAATAGGATTATATCCGGGTGAATAAAACTTAGGTCTAAAATTAACTGCCGTTATCATCTTACTTTATTATATTTTTGAACCAATTTTTTAGATTCCATTTCTTGCTTTTTGTTTTCGTCAAGTTTCCAGGAGAGGAAGTTAAATGCTTCTCTAACTCCAAGCTTTTCAACTCTTCCAATATCAAGGACATTTCCGTTAGCGAGTCCGACGAAAGAGAGGTACCACTGCCTAGCAACGTTGAAGTTATCTTTTGTATCTTCTCCATCGCTTGATTCAGTTCCGGATTCGAAAAGTCCTTTATAGGATTTAAGAATGCTTTGCCTGTATGAAAAAAAAAACCAGAAACAGATCTTGCCATAGAAATAGACAGATCTAAAAATATTTCACAACGGTGTTTATAACCCTCGTAATCATGTTCTTCGATAATATTTTTTTTCCATTTTTTCTTAACAATAGGTCTATATAAAATTGCTAACATTTCATGTAATTTAGAATCTGCATTAGGCGAATTTATAATTACATCTATATCTGCAAATTCTCCAATAGTCATTGTATCAAAATCTACTAATCCATATTCTATACCTTCGTGGGTAAATTGGTGAATTAATTCTGGTTCCAAATTAATTTCTTTATCAATTAAATAATTAACATGAAAACTTAAACTTTGCCACTGGTCTAATTTTAAAGAACGTAAATGATTTACAGGACAACCTGTTAACTGTGCAATGATTTCAAATTCTGCTTCTTTACCTTTTACCGCTAATTCAGTACGCATAGCGTAATAATCACGAATGCGAATCGTAGGTATCTCGTATTTTTTTCCTTCTATTTCAAACTCTATTTTCATGCTAATTCTTTTTCGATAGTTTCTTCTAATGCTGTCGTGATTGCTTGATCTATTTCGTCTTGAAATATTTCTAATTTCATACGTCCTAAATTTAACCAATAGCGGGGTTTAATTCCTCCGCTACCTTTTCCAGGGTTTGGATTAAATCTACGATCTATAAATGCTTCTGCCATTGCTTCAAGATCTTCGCTTGCCTGTGGATCTCTTTCGTTCATAGTTCCTCTATGTAAATAAATCCCATATTTAAATTCCTCATCTAACGCAATAATAAAATCATCTTGATCTCCATTACGTTCATACACAACTGATACTGCACCTTGCAATTTAGAAGAAGGTGCTTGCATTCTAATAGTAGTTTCAATGTCTCTTGCAATTCGTATAAATTCTTCTCTTAGTTCCATGGTTAATCATTAAATGCTGCGTCGCAATTATTAAATGGATTCTTAACCTGTAGTACTACCTCTGCTGACCAACCAGTTAGATTGTTATTAAAACTTTCTACGAATGGTCTACAAGTTGCTGGAGTTCTTAAAAACACTTCTACTTCGCCCCAAGTTGTTTGACGCATACGACTTAGCAAGTCCTGTAGAATCATGAAGGTCGTGTTCAACTGATCTTCTTGTACTTGCAGGTCGTAATTCGTAATATCTTGTACGCTTAGTGCAAAAGAGAACTCCACTTTCCCACCGGCATCTAGATCCGCACGTCTCGGAATGAGCATGACCAGAGGATACTGAGTGGGGTTCTGGGTATTAGTTTCTATATCCAGATCACTTAGTTGACCAAACGTGAATTGTTTAACATTAACGTGGGAAAGGGAAAGAGTTCTTAAATATTCCACCACTGACTTGAATGATGATAAAGGACCTGATGCCATAAAAAGGTGTTTGTTTTACATGAGTATATATGCTATATAAACTGCCGAAGAAATGGGAAAGAAAGACAAAGCACACCGAAAGAAAGTACAAACACGCAATGAAAGGATTGCTGCAGCACATAAGAAATTCCAAAAAGAGATGGGAGAAGAGTTTAGAAAACAAATGCAGCAAGTAAAATCGGCGGGGGTGCCCTCGCAAACTCCTATCTACGCCAGCACCGGAGACTTCATAGCTAAGAACTATGACAAGATAACCGAGCAAGGAGCAATAGAATATTTAGAAAAGAACTCTGATGTGGCGTTTCGATAACAGTACCTTTAACCAAAACCCGCTAACGGATGCCTATATGGACTACTGTTTCCATCAATATGGGGAATTAATCAGACATTACAAGCGATCTGGAAGTAAAACTAAGTGGGAATTTGCAGGATTTTGCCTCCAAAGTTTTGTAAAAGACGGAGAAAGGATGTCTAAGTATAGGTTTTCTAAGATCGAAAAAGCCTATATGAAAGATGCAATCACATATCTGCAGACACACGCAGTCTCTTT